TTATTACAGAATCTACATTCCACTCTCTCTCACTAGGTCAGCAATTGGTCCTCTTGATTTATTTCCAGCCAAAACAACATGACCATAGTTATCTTGACCTTTAAATAATCTAACCATCCAATTTAATCCATTATTATCTTGGTTCAAATGAATATTATCTATCTGCCTAACATCGCCTGTGCATATAACCTTTACTTTTTCCCCCATACGGCTCAAAACAGTCCTTAATTCATCTCTAGATAAATTTTGAACCTCATCTATCAATACAATAGCATCATCTATATTCATCCCTCTCAAGAAGTTTATTGGCAACATTTCGATCTTACGTCTGTTCAATTCCAGCTTCATTGATTGAGGATCTTCCCATGCAGAATTACAAATTCTCAGGTCATGAAGCTTTTCCATAAGATCCTGAATTGGTCTAAAATACGGATACATTTTGTCATTCATATCACCGGGCAAAAATCCTAATTCATTGCCAATTTCTATATTAGCCTTAAAAACGAAAATCTTTTTGAATTTCTTTTTTTCGAACACTTGGTCAAACATAGCAGTTAATGCCAAAAAGGTTTTTCCAAATCCAGCATCTGACTGAATGGTGACCAAATCAATATCGTCATTCAATATTAAATCCATAGCCGCTTTCTGGTATTGATTTCTCGGGGAAACTTTCCAAACCTCACGATCCTCGACTAACCTTTCCTCTCCATATCTATTATTGAAGAATAATTTACCATCCTTCCAATAAAAACAATTTTTTTCTATCATTTCACCATTTTCAACATTAACAAATCCTGTATATCTTTGGGACTCAGATTGAAATGGATTGCTATCTCTAAATTCCTCTGACATTATTCCTTGTTTTTGAGCCTTAAACCTTAACAGGTTATCGTTTGTAACAAATATCGCATCAGGAATTTTGTCTAAATTTGATAGTATTTCTTTTATAATAAAGTTATCAGGGGATTCATGTTTAATCCCATTTGATATAACTGTTATATAATCAGCATTATCTCTGAGGACATTTACTGCTCTTGTAACTTGGTGTCTCTTTCTTTTATTTCCTTTTAATTTATCTAACTCTTCTATTACAGTATAAGGAATAAATATGTTATTATCTTCACCGTTCCTTAAAATTTCAATGCACTTCTCATTCTCCAGCAAAACATTTGTATCTATAACATAATTTTTTTTGATCACGGTATCTCCTTTATCAAATATTATTTAAAAATGGTCTTTACTCGGTTAATCAGGCTTTTAATATAAATCCCATGATTTTATTATTTTGATACCATTGTATATACATATTTTTCGGTTAATAGTTTATACATAAAGAAATTCTCCTATCACTCTTGATCTGAATTTGATTTATCTGTTGAAGTTATTTCTACCTCAGTATCCTCCTTTTCGATCATTCTTAATAATTCTTCTCTATTCATAACAACCAATGTACCATTACTTTTTTTATTTTTTTCTTTATTATAGCTATCAAGCTTACCTTGAGCTATAGCTTGTTTTACAAGGAGTTCTTGCTCTTTAACCTCCACCATTTTCATATTATATTGGTGTTTTTGTGTGCCAAAAGTACTATTTTGTAAAGAGGTTGATGCTGATGTGATTGCATTTATAAGCTGAGAACACACCTCAAATAATCTTGCATTTGTTTCTCCGCCATTTATTATTGAGTTTTGTGCTACATCCAATAAAGAATTAGCTCTTTCAATGTTAGATATCAATATACTATCCGCATCGGGTTCGTTACTGACAGTCATTAACTGTTTTCTCATATCCCTAATTGATTCTATTTCCAATCGCCTATCTTCACTGGTATTTATGTTGAATTCTTGTTCGAGAGTGTTTTGGTTGACTTGACTGTTAGCGGGGTCTTCATCATAACTCATTTATTTTTTCTCCATATTTACAAATTTTGATTTATGGTGTAGAATAAGGTTATCTAACCACGGATAATATATATTATATAAAGGGTATATAGTTTTTATTAATAAATCAATAAATCACAGTTTATACTTCTATTTATCAAAAGAGATGTAAATCTAAATGAAGGTGAAAAGGATATGAGTTTACGAATATCGTTGAACCAACCGAAGGTTAAATTATGATATAGAATTTAGTTTTATCATATAAGTCAACGATTCTGATATTTTTGGGTTTAATAAGTTTTTTAACGATTCTGACATAGAGTTTGGAACGTGCATCGGAGGTAATTTTTTCATTATCACTTTTTTCTTTACTTGCAGTAAAGAAGAGGGTATCAATGGAGAGTTTTTTAGATTTCTGTATAATATCAAGTGCATCATTGGTCATAGCGATAACTGTGGCAAAGATTCTGAATGCATCGCCATCATTAGTAAGATCGAAGTTACCAGATATATCTTTATTTTTGATAAAGAAGAAAAGTTCCCACTCATTTTCTTTATCAAGATCAGGGGTAAGAGCGACTTCAATAGTATGCTTAGATGACTTAAATGAACCTCTGAAACCGATACCTTTGTTGTCATGGGGAATTCTTCTCCAATCGAAAGGGTATGGTTTATCAAAGGATTCATTGATATATTTCAGTAATTTCATATATGTATTTATAAAAAGACGTAAGGTGAGAGTTATATGAGTTTATGAATATCGTTGAACCAACCGAATGTTAATAAAAAAGGGTGATACCCTTCTGGGTATCACCCTTGAATTATAGATAACTATACATTTTAAGGCAGATTTTGAACAGCAACCTGAATGTAGTAGTTTTCAGCACCAAAAATGTGTTGATGAATAGCATAACGACTCATCAGACCAACGGTAGGATTAAAGCTATCCTCAAAAACAGCCTTAGAAACAAGAAGCTGAATATAAGGAAGATATATAATACCGGTGTCATACTCACTAGGTCCTTTGTAGCCAATGATGATATCATCAATTGTAGCAAAAGTATCACGATATACAGTCATACGACCATCGAGAGACCCAATCTTTGCTACACCTGTTACTGCGGTATTTACAGCGGCATTTACAGGTTGAATTGTAAAAGACGATGTAGTTTCAAGGGCAGCACACAACGAAGGAGCCGCTACAGTAAAGTTACCAGCACCACGACGAGTATCAACAGCAATGCGGTTTGCTTTACGAATAATCAGGTTGTAGAAATTGCGATATTTTTCTGCTTCCCAACGACCATCAGCAGTAGCATAATTCCAAGCGGTTGATGATGCGTTATTAGCGGAAACCGAACGAATTGTGTTGATAAGTTCACGGTCAATTTCAGCGGTGATTTCGTAAGCAAGAACGTCCATCATTTCTTCTTCGAGATCAAGACCATGCATCGCCTTTAGATCTTGAGCGACTTCAAGACTCCAACGAGAACGCAACTTACGGGTACCCGCTTCAACTTGAGCCTTTTCAACTGTCATGCTAAGTTCTTTGATTTGCTTTCCTGAACCAATACCAAGACCGCGATCACCAGTGCCAGCAGCACCTGTATCTTGAGACAAATGTCCGTCAACAGATGTATTAGCAGCATCTGCAGCACGAGAACCAAGACCCTCGGCGTTAACTGTGGTCATACGTTCTTGATTTTGATTATCACCGGTGTAATAAGGATCAACAGTGTTGTATCCTATTTCCTGACCGGTAGCAGTTCCGGCATATTCTTGATCTGCGCGGAAACGAAGAGCAAACGCAAGACCAACAGGTCCAGTCATGGGCTGAACACCAACGATATCATGAGCGATCAGTTCGGGGAAGGTACGACGAACCATAGGAATCGCAATTTTGTGAAACTCACCACTCGTTTGATAATCAGCATTACCACCATTATAAAAAGTACCACCACCTTCTGGTCCAACTGTAGACGCAGTGGCGCTGGACTCGTTCATTCCTGAACGACCTGTAAGGTATTTTGCTTGGTTTTCAAGCATAACAGCGGTAGCACGTCTTACCTTACGATTATTAATTTTTTGTCCTTCATCGAGGATTTCTCCCCAATTTTTAACAAGATTTTCTACATATGCACTCATTATAAAATTCCTCCTAAATTAATTTAAATTAAAATTTGTTTTCACGAAGCATTTTTTTCCACTGAGACATCATGGAATTGCTTTCGTTCATTTTTTCCTTCACTTCCTCCGAAGCTTCGGTTGTCGATTCTTTTACTTCGGTTGTCTCTATTTTTGTTTCAACTTTCACTTCTTCTTTTATTTCCTCTTTATCATCGGTAGATCTGATAGATTCAAGTACAATTTCAAACTTTTTATCAATATCATCCTTGGATGATCCTTCTAAAATACTCATTACTGATGTTTTTTGGGACTCAGTAAGACCATCACATTTCTTACGCAAATATACGTGCGTTGCAAGATCACGTGCATCCCTTTCAAGTGTAAGTTTTTGACCGGTAAGTTCATTGACATTGTTACGAAGAGTTTCAATTTCAGATTTTGCTTCACTGAGGATAGATTTGACTTCTTGATCAAGCAAACCTTCATCAATAGCAAGACGAACTTTGAATTGGTCAATCAAATCTTCATACAGTTCACCTAAACGAGCATATTTGATAATTTTATCAGGAATAATCATCTCTTCTTCAAGAATACTATCAACAAAATTACTAAACTTTGATGTAACATCCTCTTTGTAATCTTCAAACTTGGTTTCAAACTCTTCGACCAACTTATCCTTTTCTACAATTAATGACTCTTCAATTCTTTTATCGGAAATTTCTTTCGCTTTTGATTCGATAATAGTATTAAGGATATCTTTAATTTCAGATTGTTTGGATTCATCAATCTTTTCTACTTCAAGCATTTCTAGAATTTTTTTTAAATTCATTTGTGGATTCCTCCTTAGAATATTTAATAAAGGTTAATAAACCCTTCTAATCTCTATATATATTTAGTGAAACTGTTAGTCAATAATATCTACAACCATTTTTTCCTTTATTTCCAAGGATTCACATTATCGTGATTTCTATAAGTTCTTTTCAATACAACGAATAGAATCTATAATATACCTAAAATACTCTTCTTTTGCTTGTGATTCAGTGATCTGAGGAACATCTGGTTCAGATTCTTTTTCTTTGGATATTTCCCATGTACGACCTTCAAATATACCATTAACCCATGATGGTCCATTTGATGGGTCAGTAACCAAATCCCATGTCAAAAGATTATAATCTTCGTTTACAGTTCCATCTTCCGATACTGTACCAAGACCTCGCGAAGAAATACCAATCATCCCTTCTTTTACTAATTCTTTCGCAATCTGACCTTGTGGTGTGTTGAGTATTTTAGCTTTACCATATAAATGTTTACCTTCCCATTCCAAAGATTCCACTCTAATGGCAATTTTGTCGGGGTTGATTTCGGGATTAGGTGGGTGACCAAGCTCCCCCCATAAACACTTTTTCTCTATTTTACCTAAGATTTTATCAACCTCACGCTTCATTGTATCCTCTTCATAAACACGACCATTATTGTTACGATCACCAAATGAAGAAAATATACCGGTTACATATAAGTTTTTATCTTTACCTTCATTTATTTGAAGGTCATGGTTGTATTCTGTAATCAGAAAACCCTTTTTCATATTATTTACTCCTTATTCATCGGAGTCACTATCAGCTTTGGTAGTATCAACTCCGGTCTTTGGATCCAAATCATTTTGTAGTTCTAATTTATCTTTAAAATAATCACTAACAGCGCCCTTGATTTCTGCTTTAATGATATCCTTGGCACTAATAAAGTCATCATTTTCAAAATCGTCCATTGCTTTTTTGATATTTTTGTTGTCTATTGGCATAACATATTCTCCTTTTTTATGTATTCACATATTCTAAAATCCAAATCCGCCACCCGATTCATCATCACTTGGCATCAATTCTTTATCTCTCTTAAAACCTGCAGCATTTGCATCTATTTCAACATCAGTCCATTTTAAATATCTCTTCATTAAATAGTATTTAGAGAATTCTTCATTATTTGCTAACTGATTATAGTTATTAAAATTAGTTTCCTGTAAGCCCTGTCTCATATGATCACGATATTGGTTAGGTGAGGTCATAGTAACTCTTATTTTATCCTCACTTACATCATATTGTTTCTTTAGACCTTTTAAATCCAAGTGTATTAAAAATAGATTAAGAAATTCATTACAAAATCTCATCTGTTGTCTTTCAAGGAATTTAGCCCACTTAATTTCGTCGCGAGTTATTTCCCCCATTTGACCGTTATTAAAAAGTATGTCTGATTCTGCACGTTCCTGTAATGAACTTACACGCGAAGCTGGATATTTTAATGATTTATACATTTTTCTTTGAAAGTAATACAAATCATCTAACTCAGCAAAACCGCTAGGGTTTCCCCCAACAGAATCAACACTTGAACCGCGACCATCAGCTGATTGGGGTAAGAAAAAATTTTCAAGAATCGAAAACACTTCTGGTTCATTTGTTAATTTACCAGTACCAGCATCATATGTTTGTTTTTTCTGAAATTTTTGCTTCATCTTCTCTACATATTTCATAGCCTTATCTTTAGGCATATTACCCGTATCAATTGAAAATACGAATCTCTCAGGGGCACGAATTAAACGATATATAACAACAGAGGTTTCAAGAAGTCTTAAATTGTTATATGGTTGTTTGGCTTTTTCGAGATAACCAAGAAACTCGCGTTTAGTCTCGCCTTGATATCCATAATGTACCAATGATACTTGATCTGGATAAAATACAATAATATTAGGATCTTTAATTGCATCTTCAACTGTAGGTGGTTGTTGCCTTGGTTTGAGTGACAAATACTGATAATAGGCAACAATTTCCCCTGTAACCGGATCATATACAAAATCCATTGTTTCCGAAGGCAATCTTTTTATTCCTATAATTCCCTGTTTAGGTCGATTTTTATTAATCAAATGTTCAAAATAAACCTTACCGTCAACAAAATAGTTATACATCAGGTTCCACATTTCCCATTTAATTTTCATCTTCTTGTAAAACAAATCGTTGAATTCTTTCTGCAAATTTGTTACAATGTTTTTATTAGAAGCAAAATCTTCGTCGATGACCTCTAATCTAACGGTACGCCCTTCGTAGTCTTCTTGAGTAGATTCCATGGCGGCATCTTCTATAACATCAGCAATCTCTGGATATTGTGACATTTCACGATAATATTTAAGACGCTCCAACTCATTTTGAAAGGTTTTGTTTATATATGTACGATAAAAGCTATTAAATCCCAAGGCATTGTAATTACCTTGTAGGATAAAATCCATATCCTCAAGACCTTCACCAGATTTTGCCTTTTTTGTTGAGGCTCTCTCTCGTCTAGGCTTGAATGCATCCAACTGCTCATCAATTCTTTCTATAGGAGTATCTTTATTTTTTAGTTTAGCCAGCCATCCCATTTTTTACTCCAATACATTTTATTTTATAATACATGTTACTAACTTTTCTTCATCAACGAGATTACTTTCTAAAGCTATACCAATTTTATAGAGAAGTTCTAATTTATGTCCTTTACGAGCTAACCCATTTCCAGCGGAAACGATAAAATCACCCTTTGAAATTGATCCAATTATCCTCACAGGAACTTTACCTGTTAATGCTATAGGTAAACCTTCACTTGAAGAGTTCATTAAATATGCAGGATTATCTGATACTATACCAACAACGGATGTTGATAATTCAAACTGACATTCAACTACCTCGTCATCTGAATTAAAATCAACTTCCATAACAGTGCCCGTAGGGATAGATTCATCACATGTATATTTTTCGGCTAAGTCAGCATATTGAGCAGCAGTTGCAGTTAAGTGTCCGATATTGGCAAATATATCACCAGAAGAATCTCGTTTCACAACCTGATTGGCCCCTTGTGCATTATTATAAAATACACCTGAATTAGCAACATTACAGATAGTTGAACCTGAAGGTATGACATAAGAACCTGATTGTGTAGGGTCAAATACAACCTTACCAATCCATTGATCCGCGTCTAACACACCAGTATTTGATGTTGATAAAAATTTCAAATTTGATGCGTCTACTGTATAATAATTATTATTAAGGATTGGGGATGTTATGACTTCAACCCAATTTCCTGCTCTTCTCCCCCCTATATATATTCTATCATTACCCGAAACACTATCATTGAGATAAACTAAATCTCTGCGGTGAATTTCACCGTCATAAATAGGTAATAGATCCACATACTCCTTTAATTTAAAATAACCCTGTACGTCTATTCCGTAAAATTTCATATCCTTTCTCCAATAATTTATTCCCTTCTATCTCTAATCTGTGTTACTCTTCCCCGAAAGGTTAGGTAGAGAAACCTGAACTTAATCAGTCAGTCATTAGAGTTTGTTGTTATTTATATATTTTAAATTACTCATAAATATCATATTTTATTATTGAACAGATATTACCTTCCATCCATAATCCACACCTGTCCAAACCAATTGAGTTGTTGAATTAATAATATCAAATTCCCATGCCTGACTTAATCCATTTATTGTTGTAACATTAGATATAACATTTTTTGTACCGGCAACAGCAAAATCACCTTTCATGTCCGTAACAGTGACGGTAGTTCCAACCTCTGTAGTCAAAGTAGGAAGAGTCATAGTAATAAAACCACCCGTTCTCAGATTGCTATCAACCATATATTTTTTGTTAGGAAGTGCAGTAAAATCATCCGCTGTTGTAGAATCAGCGGTTGCTGTAATAACAACCCAAGGTTCTCTAACACTAATAGAATCAGTCCAAGAAGGTAACCCCGAACTAAGATTTAATACCTGACCATCAACCGTCTTCGCAAGTGATGATATAGTATCATTAGCACTTGCGTATATAATGTCACCCGAGACAACAGTAGATAACCCCGTACCTCCACTCGTGACAGGCAATGTACCAGAGACATGTAAAGTTAAATCAACCTTGCCATATGAAGGGATTGCACCCTCCCCACCTGATATCAACACGCTACCTACATCAACATCTGGTAGTACGGTTAATGTTGTTGTTGTGTCAGCATAAATAATATCACCAACAGTATATGATGTTTGTCCCGTACCTCCGTAAGTAGCGCCGATAGCAGTAGCATTCCATGTACCAGATATAACATTACCCGCAACACTTAAACCACCATCCATTGTTACATAATTAGTGACACCAGTTTGTATTCGTAGATCAGAAGGCTCATCATACGTAAGATTAATGTAACCATAACCACCTTCTCCACCAGTACCTATATAATCTATAATCATTGATGTTGCATTATTATCACCTTTAAGTATGATATCAGTAGTAACATCTAAGCTATTAGCTGCAACATTACCTGATCCGTCAACAGTAAATAGAGAATCTCCTGTTAAAGTGTATATACAATCAATAAATACATCACCCCACATATCACTATTATTATATATTGTTAAAAATGATCCACCCGAACTTGTAGGGGTATTATTTAATTCTAATACGCCATTATCCGTATGTTGAGTTATAGAAAAAGCCTGTTGATCCTCATAGTTATTAAAGATCATGCGACCACTCGACTCAATACTTAAGATGACATTTTCACTGACAGATACAGGTTCTTTTATCTCCAACAGGTTCCTAGCCTGATTTTGTAAACCCCTTAAAGAGAATTCCGGTAAACTACTATCAACAACAACGGGTTTGATAGTAAGACCACCAAAGTTTGTTCTGGTTCTAGTAGTTAAACCCTGATCCAATGTACCAACATACCCCCATTGAGTGGATGATATTGTGGTTGAATCAATGTTATTTAATTGGGTTAATTCAGATTCAGTTAGAGTGTCAACACCTTTATCAAGTATAGTTGTGACTTGTGTTTGTACGCTAGATATATCAGCATCCAATGTTGATTTGAGATTATTAATATCTGTTTGTGTTGTGACGGGAGTATTGTTAATGTGGACTCCGTGTTCATTCGCCACAAACAATCCATTATTAACATTAATACCTTTTTTTACTTTAAAATCTATGTTTGACATAGCTTCCAAACCTCCACTATGAGTTTTATTATATTATCTATAAAAAGAATAATTTATGATCTATTTTTATGGTTTGTTTGTCACAACCCAATTATCGTCGGCACTGAAATATGTAATATCAAGAAAATCATTATCAGATACAAGGTCAAGGAAATCATCAGCTACACCCATCAAAAGAACCCCTGCCCCCACATTTATAGTGAACTTATTTGTTGAAAAGTTACTTTTAACATCAACAAATTTAACAGTCGTTCCGTTTTCGGGTGTAAGAGGTAATACCAAACCAAATGCTCCGCCTGTTGTATCAACAAAAACTTTCTGAAATGGTACGATACTTGTACCATCATCCGCAAATGTTTTTGTGACCCACCCTCCTACAGACTTCATTTCAACGGATTCGATACCGTCCTCGATATTATTTAAAGTGACAGCGTTGATTGGTGTACCACCACCAGGACCATCCACCCATGTTGTTTTTGTGTAAGACATTTATTGTTCCTCCTGTATTAACTATTGTTCGGATACAAGTAAGGACCGGGGAAAAGACCATCTCCAGGTCCATCAAATCCATCACGTTGTATATTTGAAATATTTATAAAAACTTCTTTGGTTAATGACCAACTTCCGTTAAAATTAGCAGGAAAGGTTAGATTAATATCTATAACCGTTGGATAATAGTCCACGATTGTTGTATAAACAGCATCTAATGTTATATCAACACCCCCTATAACCAAATCAAACCCTGATACTATAGTGTCCAAACTATCATGTGTTACTGTAAATCGACCTTGATATATAGAGTTTGTATAAAAATCTTCTATCAAAATGTCATATTTAATCATCCTATACATACTCGCATCAAGCGAGTCAATAGTCACGGTACCTGACGTTTGGTTATTTGTAACAACCTTCGGGTACGTCTTAAAATTACTCAGGTATAACATATATTATCTCCTACTCTTTATTTATAAAATTATCCATCCCTGAACATTACCAGACCACACTAATTCAAGGGTATCACCTGTGACATTAAGAATTATATCTTGTACAGATCCCATAATGTTGTTACCATTTGATCCTAGTGTTACCGGGTTAGAAAACCAAACACCATCAAGGTCTTTTAATGTCACAATTTGCCCGACCTCTGACGGTGATGCAGGTAATGTTAACGTGGAAACTGAATCATCAACAATATATTTACGACCAAGAATCAACTCCATTGCATCAGTCGCTGTTTCCCATAAAAGGGCGACAAACATTTGTTGTGATGAATCCCATGTCGCAATACCAGTATCAAGAGGTACATCCTCTCTTGTCGCAACAGCTTGTGTTTGATCACCATATATAACTGATACTATAGTTGATGATGCTCCTACACTTGCACTATCAATAGTGTTTCCGTTTACAAAATCAGCTGTATTGGCTGTTTTATTAATATCAAGAATATCACCTGTAATTAATATTACAGTACCAGAAGCACCTGTGGTTATATCTGTTACCAATTCACCAACTTGGAATAAAGCCCCTTCACCCGGCGAAACTTCTATTGATAAGAACCCGGCACCAACACGGAAAGTGTCATCAGTTTCACGGAACATAAATCTATAATTATCTTCTGTTCCACGATTAACTTCAAATCCTGATACCAGTGATGTAGATGGAATACCAGTTTGACCATTATTTAAGATGATCATATTATCTTGTAAAGTTATAGTTTCGGTGTTAATTATTGTCTGAGTTCCCTGAACAATAAGATCACCAATAACATCTAAATTACCGGTAACTGTTGTATTACCATCAACATAAAGATCATCATTTAGTGTTGAGATACCATTAACACTTAGTGATGTACCAACAGCTAAATAATCAGCAAGCTCCATTGCAACACCATGTGTCACCATGTTGAGAAGATCACCATCAAGAGTTCCTGTAACATTACCAATGACATTTCCGATTAATTGACCATGAAAACTTATATGTGCCGTAATATCACCGGCTTCTATATTACCACCTATGAATACATTTTTCGCTATACCCACACCACCATCAACAACCAACGCACCTGTAGCAACATCTACTGATTGTGTTGTATTTGTTATGGTTGTGATGCCAGATATATCAAGTGTTCCACCAATAGTTGTATTACTTACAACATCAAGTGTTCCACCAATAGTTGTATTACTTACAACATCAAGTGTTCCAATGATATCAGTGTTACCATCAACCCATAAATTATTCTGGGTCGCAATACCACCGATAACAATAACGTCTCCTGTGTTGTTATTAGTTGTTGTGTTACCACCTTCAACTAATACTCTGTTAACATAAAAATCTCTCCAAGCTTCTCCAACACCACCAATATCTAACGTATTTGTACCGCTTGGTATAATATTACTATTAACCTTGGAAGTTATGTTAAGAAGTTGAGTATTATTTAATCCGATGGTTGAGACAGGACTTTCAATATTAAGTGTGTTATAGCCTACCACTTTAAAATTGTCACCAGAATACAACCACAAATCTCCAACTGTACTTGTGATGTTAAGTTGATTATCTGCGGTTATACTGTAAGTATCACCCGATGTTATAGTAGTTGACCCTATAGAACCTATAACCATAGTTCCAGTGCTGTCAAAAGTTACATCTCCACCATTTATATCGAGATTAGTTGTACCTGTTAGTGTAAGGGTTGTGTCTGTATCAATACCAATCACATCGTTACTGTCTATATCAAACGAATTGTTAACGAATGTAACAGAACCATCAGTGTTAAGTGAAAATGCGTCACCCGGAGCGCCAGTTATATCTATGTCAATGTAATTGTTTATATCAACAGAACCGTCAACTCTTAACGTGCTGTGAAGATATGTAGAACCAATGACATCGAGAGTTTCGCCTATAGTGACGTAACCGCCTATGTTGGCATTTTCTTCAACACCAAGACCTCCGTGTGTAAGAACCAAAGCCCCTGTATTTTTATCAAATGATGATGCTGTACTTGTAATTTCAGCCTGAACTATCGTGGCATAAGGGACACTGAATGCACCTGAGAGTATGAATGAACCAAGAACGTGTGCAGTTCCTCCAATCCATATATCTTTTTCCAGTGAAATACCACCAGCAACCCTAAGAGCGCCTGTATATTGATCCACTGAGTTTGATACACTCGTAACACTAACACCTGTTGTCTTTGTTAGATTACCTACAAAAACTGCATCAGTACCATCAGACCCGTTATCTAATATAACAACACCGTTACCAGACCTTATATCACCGGTTACGTTGCCTGTATACTCAGCATCATTTCCATTACCGCCACTGTTAAAAATGAAAACATCATCAGAATTTAAAATATTACCCTTGATATTACCGTCAAGTTGTGGTGTTATAATAATATCAGATGTTAACGTCCCACCAACATTAATATCACCTGTTGTTGTTATATTAACAGCATTTGTTGTTATAGCAATCAAATCACCAGTTAAATCGCCAATAACAGTACCTATGATGCTTGTAGAAATAATTGTCCCTGATGTTATTGTTCCGGTATATACATTAGCCCATCTATGGGTATTGTCACCTAATGTATAGGTGTTTGTAACATTCGGTATAATATTTGATGTGATATTACCAGTAACATTCAGTGAAGTTGCCGTAATACCCCCTGTTACATTACCTATTACATTACTTGTTAATAAAGAATCAGAACCATCAATAAGATCACCGTTACTAAAGATTGTCGTCCCATCAGGAGAAATTATATCACCCTGAAAAGTTGCATCGGTTCCGTCAACCCCGTTATCAAGAACGATATCACCATTCCCAGATTGAACGTCACCCATGATATCACCGGACAGTAAGCTAAACGCTAAGGTATCAACAGTTATTTGATTCGCGTTTACGCTTGACCATCTATGAGTAGGAGACCCTAAATTGTATGTATCATCAGTGACAGGTATGATATCTGAGTTGAAATTAGCAAAGTCTAGATTATTCGCTAAAACGTCACCTGTTACAGTAACACCCCCACCAACCATAACACTTTCTGATACTGTTAAATTTTTTCCGATACTAACTCCACCGACAACATCAAACGCATTAGCTGATCCCACTCCGTTAACCAGATCCCATCCAGAAGTCACCTGAGTCGTATCACCCTCAATATTACCATTGAAATTTCCTGTCAAAGTGTTTGCTGTAACCATATCAGCATCAACGTCACCTGTTAAATTTCCTATAAATGATCCTGTCAGAGTTGCGCCGCTAATCGAAGATACGTTTAATGTTCCAATTGTGGCAACGGTCGATTCTATATTAACAGCACCTAATATTCTACTAATATGTAAATCACCCCAAGAATTAACAGCTGAACCCAAGTTAAAAGGACTTGAAGGGATGAAACTTGAATTAACAGATGAGGTTGAGAGTGAACCTGTTGTTACACTAACAGCATCTATGTCACTAACCGACATATCATGGGCAGTTGTCATAGCCGCAACAAGATTACCTGTAACATCTCCGGTAACAGGTCCTATGTGTGTTCCTGTGGTGTCACCTGTTACATTACCAACGACATTACCTGTGTGAAGACCATTGGTCGAGCCTGTATGTGAACCGAAAGTATCACCAGTTACGTTACCTGTAACATCTCCGGTATGTATACCAAAAGTGTTGCCTGTAACGTTACCGTTTACATCACCATCAAGATCACCGGTCACGTTCCCTGTAACATTACCAACAAAAATTGCAGGAGTTACATCAGAACCAGAAGAAAGAATTATGGTGAGATCTTCGTTTAATACATTACCGTCAAGGTCGCCTACCACTTTTCCTGTATGTATACCCGAGGTATTACCTGTTACATTACCGTTTACACTACCAACAAAGATAGCATCAGCACCATCAGGTGATACTCCGTTACTAAGTATTGTCACCAAGCCGTTATCAGAAAGAATATTACCAGTAGTATTACCTGTTACATTACCAACAACATTACCTGTATGAAGACCATTAGTGTTACCAATAACGTCGCCAGTATGAAGACCATTTGATGCTCCAGTGAGATTACCAACGACATCACCTGTATGGATACCAAAAGTATCACCAGTTACATCACCAGTGACATTACCTGTATGAAGACCGTTTGAGTTTCCATTTAACGTTCCTGTCACGTTCCCTGTCACATTACCAACGAACACCGCAGGAGTTACATCAGAACCAGAAGAAAGGATTATGGTGAGATCTTCATTCAATACATTACCGTCAAGATCACCAGTAACATTACCCGTCAAATTTCCAGATACATTACCTATAACACTACCGGTATGCGTACCGACAGTGTCCCCGCTAAGGTTACCTGTAACATCACCAAAAACACTACCAGTATGAGTACCAAAAGTATCACCAGTTAAATCTCCGGTTACGTCACCTTCGAGGTTACCTGTCACATTACCAACAACATTACCGGTATGAAGACCGTTAGTTGCACCTGTTACATTACCAACAACGTTCCCGGTATGGAGACCACTGGTGTCACCTGATACGTTACCAACAACGTTACCTGTATGGATACCAAAAGTATCACCTGTTACATCACCAGTGACATCACCTGTATGAAGACCATTTGATTCTCCTGTATGGACGCCTACTGTATTTCCATTAACATTACCTATTAAATTACCGGTAAATTCGGCTGGAATTGCATTAGAGCCAACATTCACAACTATTGATGAATCGGAATTTAATACATCGCCCTGAAAAGTTGCATCTGTCCCATCTGTTCCGTTATTGAGAATAATAGGATAGGGGGCATCGGACGCAACTACATTTCCTGTCACATTACCATTATGATAACCTGTGGTTGTTCCCACAAAGGTGGCATCGGTTCCATTGGTACCGTTATCTAATATCTTATTAATACCATCTGAGGAAAAAACATCTCCTATAACATTACCGGTATGGAGACCGTTAGTGTTACCAGTGACATCACCAGTGACATCTCCTATAACATTACCTGTATGAAGACCGTTAGTGTTACCAGTTACATCACCTTCGAGATTACCATCCACATTACCAATAACATCGCCAGTATGAAGACCACTGGTGTCACCAGTTACATCACCGATAACGTTACCTGTGTGAAGACCAAAAGTATCACCTGTTACATCACCTGTAACATTTCCTGTATGAAGACCGTTAGTGTCACCAGTTAAATCACCTGTTACATTACCAATAAATTCTGCAGGAACCCCGTTGCTACCAGAGGTGAAAATTAAAGTATCGTCAACATTAAAAATGTCACCAGTAAGGTCACCGGTTACATTACCGGTTACGTCACCATAAAATGTAGCATCGGTTCCATTGGTACCGTTATCAAGAATTACAGAAATATTATTTGATGCTAGAATATAACCACTCACGTTACCAGTATGGAGACCGTTAGTGTCACCAGTTACATCACCGATAACGTTACCTGTGTGAAGACCAAAAGTATCACCTGTAACATCACCTGTAACATCACCTGTATGAAAACCAAAAGTGTCACCTGTTACATCACCTGTTACATCACCTGTAACATTTCCTGTTAAAGCGCCGATAAAGAATGCATCCGTACCATCGGTACCATTGTTTATAACTAACTGACCACCATCGGATAGTATATTTCCTGTAAGATCACCGGTCACATCACCAATAATGTTTCCGGTAACGTTACCGGTCAAATCGCCGGTAACGTTACCTGTAAATATGGCAGGAATCAAATCATCACCAGAATCAAGGATCACAGTCAGGTCAGTATTTAAAATACTACCAGTAACATCACCTGTGACATTACCTATCAAATCGCCGGTTACACTACCTGTAACATTACCTATGAATTCAGCAGGAGTAAGATCATCACCAACAGTAAGAATTATTGTATCGTTTCCGTTACGAATATTACCTTTAAGATCACCGTTATATATTGCAGCGTAGATGTTATTCCATACCACCCCACTAGAACCAAGGTCATACATATCAGTCTCATCGGGAATGAGATCGGATTTTACGGTTCCTGTTACAATAAGGACATTACCTTCTATAGTACCAGTTACTGTTGCATTAACAAATCCATCAATGTCACCAGTGCCATCACCTGAAATGTTCACAACAGAAAATATATCACCACCGATATTAATATCAGATCCTACAAGGGTCATATCACCACTAAAAGATGATGTTCCTTGAACTCCGAGATTACCGCCAATGTTAGCATCCAAAAATATAGTAGCGCCCCCTTCTGTTGAGAAGGAAGCAGTGTTATCATTAAAACCTGATGTATTTCCTGTTTCTATGATATGTACAGGACTTCCATCCCATCCAGGTCCACCACCATCAATGCTTTCTAATTTTGTGTTAAGTTCATATAGAACCTCATCTAATCTATTACCCAAAAATATATTATTAGAATCGACAACACTTATGTTATCTTCTGTTAGGATATTAACCCAACCATCATCTGTTGTGTTTCTTACGTAAAACTTATATAATGTATCAGCCATATTAGTGTCTCCAATAACTTAATTTCATCTATAAGTTATTTATAAAAAAAATAACACTCATCGTGGTTTCTCATTTATTGTTTAATGATTGACTTTTTCAACAAGTTTTAAAAATATACATATAGTGTATAAATACTCTTTTGACATAAAAAAAAGGATACCATCAGGCATCCCTATAATTGTTCATTTTTTTGTAAATTTTCTATTTAAAAATTTTATCTAACAATAACATATCCTTGGCACTGAGCGAGACATCACCGAAAACATCAATATCAATTGGATCAAATTCAATATCAACTTCTTGAGAAAGAAGTTCATTGAACTCTTCTACAAAAATTGACATTTTATCTTTAGGTACTTGTATATTACCGTCCTCACCCGTATCGCCTAGTTTTTGAACTAGGTTAACACGAAATTCTTCGATTTCTCCGAGTTCTTTATCAAAAGACTTAATGAGACGATTTAGTTTCCACGCCGCTTTAATGGGTATCTGCTTTTCGATTAACACCGTAAGAGGATCTTTCATTCCTCGGATTTCACCTAACGCAAACTTCATATTACAAACCTCCACAAATTATTTAATTTAATCATATGATAGCAATTTTTACCATATATGTAAACTTTATTAGAGAAATTTCTTTCTCATTTTGTCATTTTTCTTTTTCTTTTCATTATTATTATCGTCGTCACATTCCTCTTTAACTGGAGTGCTAATATCTTCTTCTGTAAATATACTGGTAATCTTAAGTTTGACCTTTTCGGAAGGAGCCTCTTCGATTTTATCCTCTTCCACTACCGGGTCTTCAAGTTTAACCATAACCGAATTCTTAACCCTGATCTGCTCGCCCCATGGCTGCATAAAAAATCCTCTGTCACCCTCTGTGATAGCAGAAACTTCGAGTTTGGCATTATAGGTACCATCCTCAATATCTCTAATAACTGTATCCAAAGGCGGGATGATGAAGTTTACGCTATCACCACCTCTCTCTGCAGGGAAGGCATATTCTACTCCATTTGATTCAATAACAAACTTGAATCTAAGGAATGATTGATCAATACCTTCAACGAGAACAGGCATGGACAATTTCTTTGTCTTCCTCTTTTCAAACGTTAACATTATATTCCTCCATTCAATGACAGGTCAATTACCTGTAATACCGTTACATTCATATGTTCATACTCATCCATTACGATGACTTTCTTAATCCTTACTTTAGGGAGTGGTTGTTTTATTGGTATAACTGCACCACCGCCACCTCCACTACCGCCACCTCCACTACCGCCACCTCCACTACCGCCGTTACCGGGGACAGGGATTTCGATAGTAATGGGTTTACAGCCCCTTCTATTCATCCACATTGGATATACGCCCATTAATAAATCCCCTTAATACGGTTTAGTGTAAGTGACTTCTCTGTTGTCAGCATCCTCACCTGTTACTTTAATAGTGTATAATAGAGTTATACCGTCATCATCATAAACATTAATCATATCAACTTGTGATACACCAGAACCAATCCTTGATATCTCAACATTGTTGGTTGCCATCTGTCTGGATCGTTTTGATTCTTCATGTGTTAAATATTGTTGTTCACCAATACTTCCAACGCCCCTGTGATTAGTTGCGCTCTCATCCCAAACACCATTAACAATTTGCTGCGTTGTGGGGATGTTGGACATTTGTTGTCCCATCGTGCCATTGGACGTATGTGATATTTTCATCGCATTCCAAACAGCAGAAGCAACCTGATTGTAATCTATTACTATACCACTAACATCAGGTGATATGGTATTCACTATACTGGAAACCTTTGATGTGATACTCCTACCTCCATATGGATCAACACCGTATGGATCTTTTGCCTCGTTATTAGAATCATATGCATATAGGTTTCCTATGACATTAACCGTAGTTCTTGAATCTCTTTGTCTAATAGTCCAATCGTTGATCAAGAGATAGGAATCACCTAATCGTTCTGTTGCAGAAATGGGTCTACCGCCCTCTGTTTCAAATGCTTGTGGGTACTTGGTATGATCGTATAAAGAAATCCACTCTTTCCAATCAGAATAAAGATGTTCTTTAACAAAGATCTCAGAAATTCCTTCAAGTATCCAAATAGTTTTTGTGGGACCATCAAACATGACTCTATGGTCATCAACTTCACCATCAAAGTATTTCCAGTAATCCCATTGGTTACCCCAAGCAATACTCTGTAACATTAGGCTCTAATTTCCAACCACGAAATAGCAAATGCCAGCTGTGCTGTATCCGCATCATTAAATGTTTTAACTCGTATAGCCCAATTGTCCGGCTCGTCGTCTAACTCTGCCTTTCTATACATCAATTCTGTATTACGTTCAAAGTGTTCTCTAAGATCAAGTTGAACATAACCATCTTTCATCAATGTAGTATACATGGTATTTGCCTGAGAGGTCATACCAAACACACCAGTTGAAGGTTTAGCAGCATCAAGCATGTTCCCTGAATAAGCATCCGTACCGCTACCATCAAACTGCCAATTATCAAATGTTATAGATCCCGTTACCGTTGCCGGAATATAAACCGCATATTTTCCACTATAAGTATTAAATGTTAAATCAACACAATTAGTTGCCGTTGATGTAGAATCTATATATAACGATCCCGTGACAGTCTCAATACTGGCAGAAATTGTATTATTCTCAAAAGTACTTGAATATGGATATACTGCATTACAACCAATAAAATTATTGCTTGTTACAGTATCATCAGAGGAAAACTCAGGCAATCGACAATTAATGAAACTGTTACCAGTTAGTGATATAGGTACACCAGTGTCCGTACCATTAAAATCAAAAGGATTTCCTGATGCTTTTATAACACATTGGTTAAATGATGCATCGGTTACACCGGTTCCCTCAACCACGATTATATTGAATTTACCATCGGCCATAGGCGATCCGTCATATATGATAACTTCATCACTATCAGCGTAATCCGTATTGTTTGCACCAGTGGCATCACCTATACCATAAGAACCTGCGAGGAAATAAACAGAGTTAACCTTTCTTATTACACCATATGCTGTTGTGGTTGTATTCTGTGCCTGATATACCTCTTCTATACCATACGGGCTTACACCTCCAACATCACCATATGTAATCAAACTATCCAACCTATGCAAATGATCTATATATGTAGTGGGAATATTCTTTGAAGCGGCTGTTGTCGTGATATCCAAACCGATCCCGGTGATGGATGTCATGGTAGGTTTTGTTCCGCTGGTTTGTGTTGTGTCAGTGTCAACAGCAATCATATACCAACCACCGGGGTACGTGTCCCCTCCTAATACATTCCAGTACGCTGTGTTTACACCATTGGTTATATAAAATCTAATACCACCTAATGCTTGAGAAGCAAATTGTTGAGACGACAAGAACCACAATCGTATAATAGGAGATCCTACTGTTAAATTAACGGAGGTCGTTGGTGAAAAATTCAGCTGATAGTTTGAGATAGTTCTTATTGTATAAGCGATACACGCGGGTGTACCACCACCACCATCAAATTTATAAAAATCTGTTTCAATGGTTCTGGCATTACCGCCAGTCCACGTCCCACCACTGGTTAATGAATCACAGTTACTTAATAGTGAATAATTACTGGTATTTACTGTTACCGCCATAACCTATAATTCCCTTTCATGAACCAGTTCATCTACACAATCTTCCAAACCATTCAAAGCATTCAAAGCATCAAAATATCTACTGCGGTGATAAATGACGCCACCAAGGATATCTGCCGCAATTCGTAACAAAGTGGCATCCTCGTCCTTCCAAATACGTGTTCCGTTCTGATAGTCAAATCCAATAAAACCCCACCAGCTACCATCAACAAAAACAGGGACAGCGCAAACCAAGACCTCATCCGAGCATTTACATGCATGTTTATTGGGACACAAATCACAATCTATGATACTCCCCTCAACAGACAAACCATGTTCCATTTTAGAACGCCATTCCGGTAATAAATCATAATTAATACAATCAGTTAAATCACCAGAATCACAATAATCCCTTTGTTTGTTATGAAAAACACTCTGTCGGATTGAACAGATACAATCACCCCTTATTTCATTTTTAAAAATATATACCCTGCTAGCACCTATTGCTCTACCGAGATCACCAAGGATCAAATTAACAGCAGAACTCCAATTCCTATGATTAACTAATATTTTACTCATTTCTGATATAGCGTGGTATATAGTAGATCGTCTCTCTAATGTGGTTTTAATCTTCTCCACAGAGGTTATATCTCTTGATACACGAACGACACCAAGTATCTCTTTACCCATTGTTGTGTTAATATATATAGGATTAACCGTGACAGCCACTATTTTACCTCGAATCGGAATAGTTGCTTCTTGATGAACTCCGGTTTCAAAGCATCTTTCTACAGGACATACGTCACTTGGTATACCCGAAATGCTTCTAAAATCAGACCATCTCATACCCAGATATTCTATATGACCAACCTCTCTTTCCATGCAATCATGGAAAGAATTGTTAGCCTTTGTTATACACATATCCCTGTCAATTAATACTATGTTATCGATGATTGAATCAAAAGTCCGATCCCATTCGAGGCGAGTTTTTTCGAGTTCCTCGTCTTTTTTTACCAACTGTAATCTCAACTCTTCAAGGTCATCAAGATCTTTTTTGATATCTGGCATAGGAGTTTCCTGATGTTCCTTTTCTATCATTGATTTAACCTTTCTTTCGCCGATACGTCTCGATAAATTATCAATCCACCCCATTAGCTAATATCCCCCTTTATATTCAAAATATTTAGTGAGCTAGGGGATATCATACCGACTGGCTGCTCTGTCTGTGATGGATGTTTGTAGGTTTCAGGGGGGCTACTATGTCTAGCGGTAGTTAACTGGTATACAATAAAACCCCCCATAATAGTAGTCACCAAAGATGCTATAATACCTGCAACCGTACCTACAACACCAGCTTTAACCTTTAGCGTAGTTGTTTCAACTAAAAATTCTTCTCTGTGTTTTGTAGTACGACCCTCTAACAATTCTACTTTCTTCTCTAATTTTTCAAGGGACTCTTTTACCTGCATTGACCATTGCTTCCAGCCTTCGGAATGAATGGGCGTTTTGTCATCTGACATAACTACCTCTCTCTTATTTTTCTAGGTGGTTCGCCCAGATCAAACAGCCATGCGCAACCGCCGCCAACCTATTTTTAGCCGGGATAACTTCTGTTACCTTGAACGGCAAGTTAACGTTTTTAAGCTCTTCTTGAAATAAATCAATAAACCCCTCTGGAATACTCGTTCCACCTGAAATAACAATCGGAATTGGATCAATAACATTAATATCACTTGTTGTAGTAAATGCTCTGAGTACCTCTTTTAGGGTATTCTTAATCACGTATCTATAAGTAAAAATCAACGCTCTAATTTCAGGAGAGGCAGAAAATTCATCAGCTGTCAAAACTAATTCCTTCTCTTTAATATGATTTATTACAGAAGTGGAAATTCCACACGCTTTTGCTGATTCTGTATCAATAAAATCACCTGATTTTCCTATGCTGAATTCAAACAACAACATAGATTTATACACAAAACACACATTTACTAAACCTGCGCCGAAAGAAAACCCTAATCCAGTAACATCATCAGTACTTTCCATCTCAGAAAGAATTACAGCATACGCTTCGTTTAAAGGTACCGCATTAAGTCCAAAGGTTTTTGCCAATGACTGTATAGACATAGAGTGATAATCAACGTTAAATCCTTCATCACCAATCTTTTGTGCAGGCACAGAAAAAACTATTGTCTCTCCTTCTCGATTTATGAATGGTTGTACACAATATCTGAACATTTCTTTTAAAATAGGTGCAGCATTCCTTTCTTTAGGGTTAATTACACCTTCACTCAAAGGACGAGAGGCAGAAGTATTTCTAATCTTGGCAAGAGTTAACGCATCCTCACCAATAACATGAACACTACCACCTATTTCTATATATTTCATACTACCCTTATCAAACATTGAACGATTAAATGTATCTTTATCTAAAGTATAAAATGCGTCCCTGAGAGGTGCGAATTTTACTTTTGCTCCATCATAACCCGCGCCAACAAGAAACCCTGTACCAACATCTAATCCAATACCCGGCTTGTTTTTCTTAGCCTTAGTTTCACTTTTCACAACGGTTCTTTTTTCGGTAACAGTTTGTGTATCACTCATTTCTATTTTCTCCTTATCCTGAAATATCATATTGTCGATATCATACATATTTACACCTTAGAAATTGCTCTTATATCTTATTCAATCTTTGATATACCTGTTTCTTTAATAGATCGTTAAATTCTTTCTCCATTTTACTATCAGAAAGGGACATATTAACTACAGTATAAACACCAAAATTTGATGGTATTTCTGACACCTTCATTTTATATTTGTTCGCAATATAACGTGATACAGTCTTAGATGCTTTAATAACAACTTCTCTTATGGCTTTTATTTCCTCATCAGTGAAACCTTCACTATCTAACACATCTCGCATAGCGTCGGCATTCAATCCAAGTTCACCATCAATTGAATTAACATCGACAAAAATACCTAATAGTTTATCAATAAAACTAGATTTTTTTATTAAAGCTTTTCTTTTAGTTTTACCATCAAACAAAGATTTAAGTACTTTATCAATATCCATTTCCACCAAATATCTATCTATAACTTCATCTATTTTCATAAAAACTCCTTAGAAATTACTCTTCACGTCATCGTCTTGTAACTCAAAAAATGGAACATGAAATTTCTCATCATCTTTTGTATTTATAACTTCTTTATGGTCATTATATACACGCCGAATCTCATTTTCGACAATATCTTCACGGACGACTTCTTTGACGGGGAGTTTGTCCTCTGGCACCAAACCAAATAACAACATTTTAAGTTTATCCCCAAATGTCAAGTTTAACTTTACATATTTCATCGTCTTGATTTGAATATACCTGTCTCCAACCCCTGTGCAATTCTTTGTTTTGCCCCTTTAAACTTTTGAACAAGATTGGTTCTTAATTTTTTACTAAAATCTTTAGACCATGTACTAACAATGACACTTTCTATATCCTCTAATGGCACTTCTATAGGGTTTTGTATATAATAAGCAGGGCTAAAGAAATACCTCCTAACCGCCGTCTGTAGATAGGGATATTGTCTCTTCACCCTCTCATAGGTGAACTGAAAACTTCCACCTGTAGTTTCCCATTCCCTGACCCATGACTTTGCAAATTGTCTGCGATGAGACCTATCTATATAAGTGAAATTTATTCCCTGAAAAAATCTCCACTCATGACCAGTGTTAGGATGTGTACCACTCAACGCATACATTAGAATTATCACAGGTTCTGGATCATTCGACCATGCCTGATATTTAAATTTATAGATATGACCAGAACGCCATGCGACATTCTGGAAATTCTTTCTCATGATTACCCTAATAGCCATTATAATTTCCCAAATAATTCCTTTTCCGTGATTATTTTAAATATCCAGCCCTTCTTAAAACAGTATACGTCGGCTGCTTTCCATTTAGCCTGATTAACCAACCAAGATTTGTTCTCAGTCATAATTGTCTTTCGAGATTTATTCTTGTTTTTTGTTGGTGGTTTTGTATACTTAAAGGGCTTGACCTCAATAAGATATATCTCATCATGTATTGTCTCAATCACATAATCAGGCCAATAGGTCTTGAAATGTGGTTTATTATTCTTGATGGGCTGAATGGGGTCTTGATATCTAATCGAAACCTCTTCGCTCGCCCAAGATTTGATGCCTCCTGAGTGATCAGCCCATCGACAGAATACCTCTTCCCAACCCGATCTACATATAATGGGTGGTTTGCCTTTATACTTCTCAGGGTATACAGGGACATACTTTGTACAACCTGATGTTATATGACTCTTAATAGAACGATTGTTCATTATTTATCGGCTTTGTCTTTTTTAGATCCTTTCTTGTGTTCCTCTTTTTCTTCTTTATCAGACTCAGAGTCTTCATGTTTTTTGGACTCACCCTCTTCCCCATCACCATCATCACCATCTTTCTTCTTTTTCGCTTCAATGGCCTTCTTCAATGCGGGTGGTAGTTCACCTTCGTTGGTTTTTTTCTCACCTTTGCCAGAAGTCCACTCTTTTTTAATCTCATCAAAGAATTTCTTCTTCTTTTCGTCATCAAGTTCAGAAGGTGAAGATATATTATATGCCTTCAACTTCTTTTTGAAAAATTTTTGGTACTCAGTTTCCTCGTTGATATCCTCAACAGTATAACCAACAAACATATCAATCTTATTCAATAAATCCATTTTATCCTCCAATAAGCCTCATTTTTTTATTTCACTATGAATCAGTTTATCTTGTAATTTTCTTATTCCTGTATCCATTTTTGATGTATCGTCATACCAACGTTTCAAAGTATCGTTGGATCTGTGAGTGTTTTAGTGTCAACATCCATATTCAACCCAATCGTTTTAATAGCCTTCCGATTTTACTAATTATATTATTCCTCCTTTACCTTGTAACCTTTCAGCATTATATTCATCAGGGTTTTGTTTTTTCCATTGTGACCAACCCTTTACGTATTTACCGCTTATAAGTAATATCCAAAACAAAGAATACACAATAGTTTTAGTTATATCCATGTCCTGCATTTTGAACAGTTTATCAATCTCTAACCAAACCGTTAATGCCGGATAAAATGCTAAGGTAGGAAATGCCTCTGTTTTAACTACATCCCACCAATGAGCAAGGTCTTCGTTAATCAATTCATCCGATTCTTTCAATCTTTCTTTTTTTAGTTGGTTTAGATTACGAAAATGTGTACCAAAGGCTTTGTTGATCAGAGATATAACCTGTTCTTCTATACCACTGGATATCGATGCATGCACAAACTTATCAAATTCATTTTTAAGGAAATTCTTTGACTTTGAAAAATCCATTTTTTTTAAAAATGATTTGGATTTATCTATCATATTTTCGTTTAAAATAAATGTACCAAATTTCATATATTAACTCCTCACTCTACCAGTTAAGTGTATTTATGTTTTTATAAATACATATGAACATTATATATTAAACGGAGGATTTTATAATATGGCCGACTTAGGAAAAAACGGTTATCAAGGAACGGGATACACAGAACCATTCATTACATCTATCCCTATAACATTAAACACTAAACTTGATTCGTTGGACTATGATGGATTAGGTGTAGGTATAGTATCAATAGACAACACTGAATGGAAAAACTCAGGATTATTTCTAAGAGTTGATACGGGTGTTATAGCAGGAACAACATTCACTGCAAATTTTGTGAATTTTGATACCAGAATGGACACCGGTTTTACTGGTATAGGTCGATTTGTTATCACTGACGGCTCTAATGTTGCAACAGTAACTTCAATATACAGAAACAACAAAACAGGCGTGTATGATATAACAGTTGATAGTAATTTGACAGTTACTGATGGACAATCATGCCCTGTAGTCGGTCGTAAACCTGATATAGGGGCTGATTCGGTAATATCAGCATCAAGAAATTATATAGCAGGGGAAAAGGTACTAGAGAGTTACGCTTTAGAGGCATAATGAAATATATAATATCAATAATTAGTGTATTACTCTTTATATTAATACCGAGTTGTGATGTATCTAATCCAACACCTCTGGATATTAGAAAAGGAGATCCTTTATATAAACAAAGAATTGAACAGTTTGGGTCAAATACCCCAATTAATTTTGAGATAATAATACCCGAGCATAGACTAATAGTAAGAAAAGATTTCATTAATACTGGATATTTTTTCTTTTCTGGTGTTGATAATAGACAAACAATTATAGTGCATAGCTTACTAGACTTTGAAGTAACAGGTCATGAATATGTACATATGGTTCTATACAATTATTATGGTAAAGAAAAATATAACGACTTAATAAACAAAGGAAAGTTATATAAATGAGGTTTGATAGATATTTAAATGAATTTTCACGTGAACGTTATGGTAAAGGTATTACCTTTGTTGATATCGACGAAACTATATTCAAGACCTTTGCTAAAGTATTAGTAAAAAAGAACGGTAAAGTTGTACGGGAGTTAACCAATACAGAATATAATAGCTATAAATTAAAAGATGGTGAAGAGTACGACTTTCATCAATTTCGTAGTGCTAAGATATTTAGGGAAACGAGTATACCTATACCAAAAACATTCACCAGAATTAGAAATATGATTGCTAAAATCAAAGAAATGGACTCTGGTAGTAAGATTATTTTTCTCACAGCAAGAGCATCATTTAATGATATGGATGAATTTAAGAAAACGTTTATTCAAAATGGTGTCAATATCGATGGTAAGATTGTTGACGTTGAAATGTCAGGTGATGAGTGGAAGCCCGGAAAAACGATTGATGGTGTTAAAAAAAATGTCATGTTAAGGTATATAAAAACCGGGGAATTCAGACGTGTTCGATTAATAGATGATCACAAACCTAACCTTAAAGCATTGAAGGATATAGAAAAGAATCTTTCCAAGGACATAGAAGATAAGGTTATAAATAAATACAATTTGGATATAACAACAGAAAAAATACCACCTATTAGTTTCTATACGTTATGGATCGACGATAAGGGAGACTTACACCTAATATGAGAGGATATTATGAAGTTTAGCAACTATTTAACCGAGGCTAACCGCCGTAAAATATATTTTGCACATCCACGTGCATTTTATGACAAACCAGAAGAAAAAAAATCCATCAACATCATAACAGAAAAATTTCCAGAATTTATTATTGTTAATCCCAATGTTAACTGGATACAAGGTCGAGTTGATGATATGGGGTTTGATATATTCTTTAAAGTTATTGATACAGTTGAACATGTATGTGCTATGACATTTAAAGACGGTAAAATGGGTAATGGTACATGGCGTGAATGTGAATATGCTGATAAAAATGGAAAAGATATTTATATTGTAAATCCTTGGAAGGACACTATCGAATTAACCAGTAAAAACTCAATAAAATGGCTGACCCCAGAAGAAACGTATGAGCGCATTCCCAAAAAAGAACAAAGTAAATGGAAGATGTACGAAGATAAATCAGGAATCTGACATGTAAATGATGTCATATAATCCTGATTGATAGTTATATTAATACAGTAGAAGGAGATTATAATTAATGGATATTTTAAACAAAATTAATCAGAGACTATACACCCATGAGGAATATAGAGACATGGAGATTGTATTAGAAATATCAATGATACTTGATGATAGCGCGAATATGAACGAGGCATTCGATCTCAATACCCTTAAAAAAGGGGCTGGTGCCTTACTTAAAAGTATAGGTGGAGGGGCACATAAATCAGGTGACGGTCTTATTCAGGTCGCACTCAAATCTGGAAAGTTAATGGCAGAATTTATCTGGCACACACTTCGGGCTGCTGCTGGTAATGAAGATTCAAAAGTTCGAATGAAAGAATTAGCCAACACCCAAATAACAAAAGAACAGGTTTTGGATTTTCTTCTAAAACTTGATATGGCAACCCTTCATCTAGTATCGGGACCCTTACATCTCATAGACGCTGTTACTGGATGGCATATATGGGCACACATAAAAACCAAAAGTGAAGATATGTTAACTAAAGCTAAAAATGCCATAACCAACCTAACAGATGCGGCAAAAGAGGCAGGCGATGAAGTTAAGAATAAATTAAAGCAATTGATGCATGGCATAGCAAGATTATTCGGTCTTGATGATTTGCAGTCAGTAATTAAATCTATATAAAGGAGTGAAATGATGAATTATATCAAATATGTAATAAGCTTTATCATGATCTTTTTATTAGTTGGATGTGGTACGAATTTCAATGATGTTCAGATGAAAAAAATAGAATTTGACCAAAAAAGAATAGAGGCGATACAAGCAATCGAAGAAGCAAAAGCCGCCGCACCAAAACCACAACCATCACAACTCGATGGTAAATACTCAAGTGCAGGTTTTCTTGTAGAAACCGATGATGAAGGTAAATTAAAAACAGTATTTATCGGTCAAGGAATTATCAACAAAGCAGACAAAACCGCAGAAATAACAGGCTTACATGCTATAGCATCCACAAATGGATATTCCCCTGTAGAGTCTTCTGTGGTAAAAGAGGGATTTGGTGTCGTAAAAGATATAGCACGATTCACTTTAATGGGGTTTGCTGTGGATAGGGTTACAGGAGCTATGGGAACCAGATCTACTGTATACACTGCTGGAGGAGATCAAGCGGTTAACAATGGTGTTAATGGTGTAGCAACGACATCTACATCTCCTATTGCTGATAGCTATAATAATCAAAGTAATAACAGCAATCAAGGA